TCTGCAGGTTCCAGACCAATAGAGCCATAGGCACCTACGGTATAAGTACCATCTGCATCTGATGCATTAATTGTGTAGTGAAGAGTATTGATCATTCCAGTAGCAAGAATGCGATCACACTGAACAACATTCCAGGTATAAGTATTAGACATAATTAAAGAGTGTTTGTTTTTTCAAAAGGTCCGCGTTGCCACGGGGCGGTTTACTGTCAACCAGCTTCAAGAGTTGCAACTTTGTCTGATAGTTCAGCCACAGCACCTAGAAGTTTCATAATTAGAGCATCCTGGCTAATGCCCTTGTAGCTGTCATCTAGTTCTTCATAAGTAGCAGGTGTAACGTTACCCTCTTCGTCAGTAGTTTCAGGAGTTAGCTCTTTGCCTTGCTTAGTACGAGGAATCGTCTTGACAATGCCAGGGCAGACTTCTTCAGCCTCCTGTGCAATTAGACCAAGAAAGCGCGTGTCTTTATCGGCAACAGGTGAATCATCAGTCCAATCCCAATTTCGCAGTCGATTACCAAGAGCAGTTACGTCAGCAAGCTGAGAGTTTGCATTAGTAATGTTTTCTTTAAAGCGTTGATCTGAGCTAGTGACATAACTTGAAGCTGTTACGGAACCAGTAAATACGCCTTGTCCGTTACCATATAGCAAGATTGCAGTGTTACCTACATTGACTCCACCAGCATTAACTGTGCTGACAAATGTAGCCTCTCCAGCGTCAGTGATTGCAGAGGTTTCTGCACCATTACTATAAGCATGACCTCTAAAAAGTTTGCCACTAGCTTGCACAGCAATAGCTCCACCGGCGTCAAGAATTCCAACGCCTGTAACGTTTGTATTGTTTGGCGCTTGACCAAAAACAGCCGAGCCATCTACATTTATGGCCGACGTGTTAGTTGTTCCGTAGTAACCAGCGAATATCGTTGCAGATGCACCAAAAGCACTATTTCTTTGAGAAACTATTCCACCTGTACCACCAAGAAACACGCCATCAGTGTCTGATGAAGTGTTAAATGGTCCTACAGTTACATTCCCTGAGGTGTCGATTCGCATCCGCTCGGCTCCACTGGTGCCAAAACCTAGGTAATCATCAGAATGACCGTAAGCTATAAATCCTCTAAGTCCGCCTGCTGCATCATTGAAAACAAGTTGCCCAAAGCTAGATGTACCTGACTTAATAGTCATTCCACTATTGCCAGTGCTATTAATAACTAAATCATTAGCAGCAGACCAACCATCTCCGGTAGGATCTGTGCTGCCAATCCCAACATTTCCTGAGTTGAGGATTCGCATTGCCTCGGTGTTGTTAGTGCCAAAAACTACGGGATAGTTTTCATAATTCCATAGATACATAGTGTTGCCACCCCAGTTTCCAACGAAACCTCCCTGACCAGAACCAGTGCCTGTATTGGGATTTTGGAATAATACTGCCGTACCAAGTGTTGAACTATAAAGATTTAAAGACGCCACACCTGCAGTCGATCCGCCCGTTTGAATCCTGCCCGCGCTGTCGATTCGCATCGACTCACTAAAGGAAATGTCTGCGTTAGCAGAGCCCGAACCAGCATGTTCAAACAATATTGCGCCTTGAGTAGAATTAAACTTAATTCTTGCTGCAGCGTCGGTATATTTATATTTATAAGTACCACCGGAATGACGATAGAAATTATGACCAATCTGTGTATCCGCAGTAGCAGTCTCTACGTTGTAACTGGTTAGTGATCCGCCAGCGCCGAATTGCATTACATCGTATGTACTGTGAAGCGAGCTATTGGCTAAATCGTTTAAGCCAGTTTTTTTAAGAATTAGGTTTGTTTTTGCACTATCGGCAATGTGAATATTACCGTCAGGCGACGATGCCCCAATGCCAACTTTGCCCGAGCTGTCGATACGCATCCGCTCAGAGCCATTATTATAGAAAAGCATATTTCCTGCTTCTCTATTATTGATATAAGCATCTAGTCCAAACTCAAGAATGCTAAACCCATCGCTAGCACCTGTGCCAGTAGTAGAATTTTGTAGATAAATATAGGGCTGCGTAGCATTATAGATCTCAAATGTTGTATTTAGCGTAGTTTTACCAATCCCAACGTTGCCCGAGCTGTCGATTCGCATCTGGTCACTGGTACCGCCAGTGCCAAGCGACAACTCGCCGGTTGCAAGTGCATTTATTTCAAAAACATTAGTGGTTGCATTTTTAAATTCAAGCTGAGCTGTATTTGCACCAGTAAATCGAGCAATACTGTTTCCTGAAGATTCCTTAACTTCAAGTTTATGACCAGGATTAGTTTCACCAATGCCTAAATTACCGCTAAATTCAGCATTACCAGTAGTAGCAAAAAGGTCAATCGTATGGGAGTTTAGGTTTAGATCACCGCTAGTATTAAATATTGCTTTACCACCAGAGAAAGAGGCAGTGCCATCAGTAAACAGTTGAGTTTCATTGACTCCGATTGATAAAGTACCGGTCATACTATCACCGGTTCTGTTTACATAACGGTCATCTCTTAATGGACCAACTAAGACCCAACTACGAGTACTTGAATCATCATAAAGAACATAAAGGTTCTGATCAGTAGTATTGAACCAAAGAGTACCGTTCTTAAAGTCATCTACATTAGGTGTAGTAGCTTGTTGAAGAGTAATCTGTTGATACCTGTTATCTCCATTAGAAGCAAAGTAGGATACATAAATCCAGTTTTGATTTGCTTTATCCCATAGTACTTTTGTAGAGATTCCCGAATCCCAATAGACACCAGTCACTGGGTCTTCACCAGTACCAGCACCAGCTTTTGGTGGCATAAGAGGGATTTCAGGGTTAGCTCCTTCCAAACCAGTGGAATCAGTAACCTCATAACCCTTCAAGTTTTCAGGATCAGTCGCTGCAACAATATCTAACGCAGCTACGTTAGCAACTTGAACAAATTGAATATTGTTGTTTAGCAAGGCAAGGATAGTATCAATTAATCCTTCAAGCCTATCAATATCATTCTCATGATTTTCATCAGATGTCAAAGCTTCTTGAACAGCAAATAGTGTCTGATCAAAGTTTTGGTTGACATCACCAGCTCTAAACGGCGAACCAGCTAAGAAAGTAACTTCATTGCTTGATACATCAGTTTCACGGTAAATCCTAACTGTAGAATCTACAGGAATACCTGTTGCTAATGTAACATTAGTGCCTGAAACAGAAACAACAGTCCAGGCAACTTTATCTACCTCCGCTTTTACATCAGAAGTTGTCATGTAATAAGGCGGTGTCCAAGTGATAACAAAGTTTGTTTCATTAGGACTGGTGGTAGTAAAGATATTTTGTGCGTAACTCATTTAAATTTACCTAGTTCTTGTAGTTCTTGTTGTGTTTTTTCGGCAATAGAGTAAGCCTTGCTTGGATCACCAGCCTTCATAGCGTTATCAATCAGTTTTTTACCAGTAATTTTTTGTGCAATAGTCGGATATGTTTCGTACATTCTATTTTCAGCAATCTTTTTAGCATCTTGTACTAAACGATTAAGCCTAACTACTACGGGAAGCTTTTTAGTATCAGGTTGAAGCTCATCGTATGTCTTACCAGTAGACAACTCAGCACGAACAATATCTAATTGATCATTATATTTTTTGTTAAACATCATTCCACTACCACCGGGCTCACCACTACCGTAAATCTTTTTCCAGATCTGTTGTTCACCAATATATCTAGACATGATATTACGTTCTTGAGCACTATACCTATGTGTACCGGTTGTATCTGTAAGCAGTGAAGTTGAAAGATCTAGTCCAGAGTTGTTAATCCATTCACGCCATGGCTCAATAGACTGTGTAACCGGTATAGGGTTAACAGCATTCATGATACGAAGTATAGGATTATCAATTTCATTGACAGGATTACCTGTCCACCAATCAATTTTATCAGGTACAGTCAAATTGACACCTGGAATACGGCTACCAATATAGTTTTGAAGATCATTGTAAATCTCTTTATTAGCATTATCAAGGGCTTTAGCAAGTACACCTTGTCCACTAGACATAGGAATTGCCATACGTGCAGTGTTAGTTAGGAAGCGTTGCATAGCAGCGTCATCACCGGAACCAACCCATGCCACAAGAGGTTCAATACCTGTTAAAGGTGTAGAGCTAGCAAAGGCTTGAGTAGTAGTCCAGATTAACTTCTGCATTAAGTCTTGCTTGAATGGCTCAGAGATGTCATTAGCGTAATAACTAAGATCACCAATGATTGTAAGCATAGGATCAAGAGGAATAATACCTGCATATGAAACCCAGTTACCACCAAGATTAATTGTTTTTGGTTTCCAACCAGGAGTACTCATCAAAGCATTACGTGCCTTCTTATCTCTAGGATAATTACCTCGGATATTACCTTGTAGACCATAACCTGCCATAGCAGATACAATCATGCCACCTGTAGCTACACGACCAAGATACTCATTCTTCAGATTATCTACAATCTTAAATTTATCGGGATCATTAATATCAATATTATGCAGTGTCATTACTTCATCGATCTGCTCAGGAGTCTTAGCGTAAAGAGTCTTGGCATATCGGTTACTATTAGGAAGCAAACTAAATGGTGTATAACTAATCATCTTCCGCATACTATTTAGAGAAGTACTTGGGAACATAATTGCATACTGCATAGCAGGATACTTACTAATTAATGCACCAAGGTTTTGTGCTAAAGCATTTTCCTCATTAAGTGCTATATCTCTAGCTTGACTATTTAAATAATCACTCTTAATTAGGTTAGTTTTAGGATCAAATACCTGTTCAAAGTTCTTACGTTGAGCTTCCAATACCTTGACATCATTCATCCTCATACCTGCTGTATAAGCATCGTCGTATGCCTTAAATTTAGATGCCATAGATGCTGTCATATACGTAGACATAGCATCAATACCAATCATAAGGTTGGTGCCATAACGCATAAATGGACTAAGAGAAGCTTGATAGTTACCTTGTGTCCAGCGTAACATTGCAAGACTACCTAAATCATTTTTCTTGGTAAACTCCTCACCCATACGGTCAAGAACTTCCATCTTGCCTCTTATAGAACGTGCATAATCGTGATCTTTACGCATCAATTCAATGAATTGCTCAGGATCATGAGTAGCTTTTCTGAATGTCTGCCATCCATAAGTCAATGCACGACCAATAGTGTCTCGTTCTACTGCAAAAGCATAAGCACCTTTCCGTAGTGCACTAAAATCACCACCTAAAGCACCACGTACTCCAGCACCAATCATATAATCAACAGGTTTAAGTGCAAGACTAGAGAACGCACCAACAGCAGCTCTACCAGCAGATAAACCAGACAGTACATTGTTATAAAGAACACCCCAAAGACCTTCACTAAAGGCATTACGCCCATCCTTACCGGACTTCAACATACCCATTGGCGATAGTTGTTGTTTAGCCCATGCATTAACCGCAGCCATACCTGTTACTTTACCTTCAGTAAGGTCATAGGCAAGTATCAATGTTCTTGCAGATTCAATATCAGTCTCTTTAAGCAGTTTAAGTTCTCTATGGAAGTTCAATGCAGATTCATGATTTTTTTTTGCATGTTCTGTAAACTGTGCAGCTAGTTGTTCAGCATTAGGTTTACGCTCCCACCAACCAAAATTACGAAGTGAAAAAGAACTACTATATTTAGCAATACTATATTCTTCAGAAAGGAATTTAATCTTATCAATAATGGTTTCCATAACAGCATCTTCGTCTACCTGACCCTTGAATACTCTCATGGCATCTGTATAGACACTAATTTCCTTTGCTGTTGTTTCAATAGCTCGTGCTGACATAGCAGCAATATCTTCTCCTAAAAATTCCTTAGAAAGATATTTAATTGCTTTACCTACGTCAGGCAAGGCAGCATCGTTTAATTGATTAACACTTAAAGATCTAGTTATAAGCTTTTCATATTTATCAGGCATTAAGGCTTCTCGAAGCATATCGACATCCCGAGCTTGAACAATCTCAGTAAATAGATCTAAAGCATTCTCTTTCATCTGCTTGTAGGTAAATCTATAACCATCAACAATTGCACTGTATTTACCTGCTGCTCTTTGGTCCTCAAGGAGTGCACGGACTTGCATACGGGAATTCGTATCAAGCTCCAGACCCTTCTTCATCATTGGGTAGGTAAGAAGTGGTGGTGGTAGTCCTTCGGACACGCCTGAGCGGATTGCAGCGATGTCTGCGGCGTTCCTAGCGACGTTTGCACGTGGAATAGATTGCCTTGGTCTCGATGCAGCATCACCAAGTTGTGATTGAATATCAGGATCGAAGGTATCTAGATTGGGATTCTGTTGAAGCTTTATCGCGCCAACTTCATCAGTTTGCCAAGTACGACTGGCATCCATTTCCTGCACATAACTAGCCAAAGGATCAGTTGTAGCGTTAGACCTACCAGTATTAAAATATGCCTTATACAGAGCACCTTGCTCTTCCAATAGCATATCTCTCCGGGAAATCAGATCATCAACTCCTACTCCATTAACAGCTTCAATTTCATCTGTAAGCTGCATGATCTCCTCATCCAATTCCTGTGTTCTAAATACAGTATCTGGATCAGGATTTTCTCTCATCTTGATCTGTTTAAAGGTAGCAGCTTGTTGATCTCTAGGTTCAAACCAACGCATTATTGGTTTACCAGCAGACAGTACGTAACCAATAGCATCACCAATGATCGAGAGACCACCGGCTTCCATCATCAATTTACGTCTGCGTACTTCAGGGCTGTCATCGTCCATGACTTGAATAGCCTCCGGCATTTTTAATCCAAGAGGTCTATTAATCTTTTCTAGAAAGTCATCAATACCACGTACAATACCTTCATCACGTTCTGAATAATCAGAGAATCCAGCAATAGCAACGTCTAATGTTCCAGCAATACCAGCTGTAGCAAGACCTTGAGTGACCTTACCGCCATTAATAGCAGCAGTAGCTCTAGTACCAAGTGGTCCAGATACTACTGCAGCTGCAACACTAGGAACAATGACTGAAGCCACATCCCTAGCAGCTTGTGTATTTGGGTTTTTAAATCTAGTAGCTTCGTCATAGGCATCATCAATCTTGGCACCAATGCCAGGAATTTTTCCTACGACATCCATACCAAAATCAATTAAACCCCTTGGTAAAAGGTTGTCATAAAAAGATCCCATCTCTTCGGCATCTTCTTTTGACACACCTTTGAACTCAAGTTTATTACTTTGAGTAGGTTGTTCTTGTGTAGGTGGTTGTTGTACTTGTTCTGTAGGTTGCTCAGGTGCCTCAGTAGGAGCCTCCGTAGAGGCTACCTTTCCATCAGGACCTGGACGACCTGGTTCGACATTAGGACCTTGATAGGTACCATCTGTCATGTTTGCTCGATATTCCCTTAGTTGACGTTCGTCATCGTAAGTCGTGTGGTCAAATGGGTTCATAATATTTGTCTATTAGAATGAAAATCTCTTGCCATTAGGTAATTCAATAATCGATTTATAACCAGCTTCAGTGGGATAACCACCAATGACACGTGCACCATTTTTAAGGTGCAAGGTCTGACCATTGCGAGTAACATGACTCCATCCAAGATGTTGTGAAGTTCTATACTTTCTTGGTGCATTAAAACTAAGTTCTTCAGATCGCTTACCTTTACCGTAGAATTTATCTGTTATTTCTCCAAGTCTATCCATACCAGCATTAGGATCAGCAATTTCAACATACTTATCAATTGACTCAGATGGATTAACTGTAGTCTCAGTTGATTGATTTAAAGTAGAAGCAACAGTTCTAACAGTTGAAGACATTCCATTAGGATTTAAAGACTGAGGACCTGTATATTCTTGAATCAGATCATCGGGGTTATATCCCATACCTTCTAGAATAGTTAGTATTTTGGATTCATATTGTGGATCAGTGGCATAGCCAGCACCTTTAATAGCTTTAATAGCTTGTCTATAAGTTTGTGCCTCTGCAAATCCAGGTGCGTTATTAACCCATTCAGTTAAAGCTTGAGCAGATTGAAGAGGAGTATCATAGTTTTCAAATACTGAATCCTCTTTAACCCATTTACCATCAATAAACTCATCAGCACCCTTTAAAAAAGTACCTTGACCTGTCCTACTCTTAATGTTAAACAGAGCATTAGAACCATGAACAGTAGCCCCTCTACCAGTCTCTAAAGCCCACATAGCAGCTGCCAGAGGAGGAGCTTTAAACTTGGCAATTTGAGCTAAACTCATAACATCTTGTTCACCGTCAATACCACTTCGGACAGTACCTACTGCATTACCAGTACCAATAATCGCTGCATTTATCCTTGCAGCTGTAGGTTGTGCTAGTAACTTTTTAAGCTTAGGACTTACCTCAGCAACTTCGACTAATTTATCGAAAGCACCCGGCTCAATTTTTTGGTCAATTTTTGCAGCCTGTAGTTGTTGGTTAATGACTTCATATGGCAATTTATTAGTCATCGAAGCTATTTGATTAACCCATGGTGTGTATTCAATCATTCTTCCATTTGCAATATCACCTTCGATGTCCGCTAAATACCTATTACTTAGGTATACGTTTGTGGACAAGAGGTTTGGATTTTGATTAATATCTTTTATTTGCTGTTGAGTATTAGTTGCCTGAGCAATAGAGTAATTGCCTGATGAAAAATATTTGACATAACCTTGTGTACCGTTAGCTTCATCAGCAGGAACAACATAGAAAGGGTTACTCGGATCATTTATACCGTAAGTTACATAATCCACTGTGTCCTTACGTGCTTCTACATGCCTTGCCTGAACATCTAAATGAGGTTTCTCTGTTTTTAGTTGGTCGAATCTATCAACGTAATAATCACCAATTTCAGTTTTAGCCCAATTAACACTAGGATGAACAACACTACCAATATCTTGTTTGTCTAATTTCAGCAGGATTATACTTAATCCATCTTTTTCCACATCTTTTCGGTTGTAACCTTCTTTGCTAGGATCAGACGAATTAAAGTTATCAACATAGCCTAATAGCTCCTCACGTTGATCTTTAGACAACCAGTTCATATTTTGTTGCACAGTAAGAGCCTTTAAATCACCATTAATACCAGCTTTTTGTAATTCAAGGAAAGCAGATTCTTTATCAAGATTGGCACTATCATCAACACCAAAGTTATCTACAATGTCAGTAACTTCTTTTAAAATAGTAGGCTTGTTTTTATATGCATAAAGCATCGCTTGTTTGATTTGATTAGTTTCCGATGGAGTAATTCTACTATCTTCCAAAGCAGCAGCCATTAACCTATTAACATCTTCTTTAGCAGCTGACATCTCCTCTTGTTCACGTTGAGCTTCAAATTTCCTCTGACGCTCCCTAATGGTTTTATTGAGGATATTCAGTGATTCACTGCTTTTAATTGATTGAAGAGGTACTGGTTTACCTGATGTATTCAATACAAGTGCTTGCTCATTAAGGAAGTGAGCTACAGCATCAAGATTCTTGTCAAAAACTCCACTTTCTATTTGTGATTGAAACTCAGGTAAAACAATACTATCCCTAATAAAAGCATAGTCAGGTAAACCTTTTTCATTACTATACTTACCAGGGTTTTCAGCAGCCCATCTAGCAGTTAAAGTAGAAATAGTATTACGACTACGAGGATCAAATGGTTTAGTAACAGCTGAATAAAGTTCTTGCTGCATATATCGAGACTGCCTGGCTTCTGCCATGACACCCCTTTCTTCATCCAGAGCAGCTTCAGAAGTTGCTAATGCTCGATTAGTATATGATTCAGCTACATCGTAAAAATTTCTAACGAGAAATTCAGCACTAATTCCATTAGGCTTACCGTCTTTACCTTTATTTAAACCAAGTTGTTCGACAGTTTCGTTGATTAATGCCTTATAACCTTGAGCAGCAATTTCACCACCACGTCGTTTAGCTTCATCTAGAGTTAGTTTAAGTGGTTCGTTAGTTACAGGATCATAAAGTGTATATTTAAAATCTTTATTGACAGCAGCTATATCCTCTATGTTTGCAGCATAATGGTTAAGTTTTACTCTTTGTAAACCAACAGCAAGGCTTCCAAAAGCCGTTCGTCTGGTTGGTTCGACAGCATTGTTACCAACATATGGTGCTTGAGTATTAGCAATAGCGTTTACAGAAGCATCACTCGCACTTAAAGTGGCTTCCTTTACATCCATAAAACCGTATTCAATACGTTTTTGTTCTGGTGTCATCCCGTTTAAACGTATCACTTCTGCCTTATGGGCATTATTTTCCTTTATCTCCTCATCTTTCTTGGCTTCGTCAATAAATTTTTTCCCTAGAGTTTGAGAGAAATCTGACAAACTCTTCAAGAACTCAGCAGATTGCCTTCTTTGTGTTTCAAGATTAGCAATATTAGTTTCATCATTTCTAAGAACAGCATCTTGATACTGTTGTCTGAATCCACTTTGAAGTTGAAAATTACTATCACGTATAGCTTGTTCATCACGAAGCTTTTGCCTCATGACTTCCATATAGCTACGTTGTTGTTGTTGTAGTTGGTCGAAATAACGATTTTCTCCTTGACGCTCCTCTTCTCTAGCTTGAAGAATCTTACGGGAGCGTCCTAAATCAGGAGTAAATTTAAAGGAGCCGTAGCTCCCGAATGATTGATAAGACATAAAATTTGTTTAATAAAACTACTAGCTCCACTCAATAGCAGCTAAATCACTAGCAAAGTTAGCAATAGCACCTGCATATTGAACTCCACCATGCTCACCTTTTATTGGTTCCGGTAGCTTTTGCGGTTTATGCTCGTCTGTAAGCTCAGGATATAATGTTCTAGGATATGAAATAGGCTGTGGAGGATCAGGTGCTAGTACAGGTTCAGGCATTAAAGCCTTATCAGCTGTTACATCTGCTGAATATCTATCAAGAGCTATTTGTCCTTCACTTGCAAGTTTAGCTTGTTGAGCAGATTGAAGTGATGCCTGATATTGATCTTCAATCATCTGATCTTGTTTACCAAGACGAGCCCTTTCCCTTTCAACATCAGCTGCAGTATCATTATATTTACGCATTGCAGAGTCATGAACTTCTTGTGCAGCTTGATAAGCAACATTATAATTTTGTGTAGCAAAATCTTTCTGTTGATTAAGGGTTCCAGTTTCGCGGCTATAGGAATTCAATTGTTGCTGTAAATTTTCTGCCAATAAATTCTGTTCAGCAGATAGTGAATTAAAAGCATTGGTAAATTTATCATTTACATAAACAGCTTGTTGGTAAGCCTGATCATTACGCAAGGCTCTACCTTCAGTCAAGTCACCAATGGCTTGAGTAGATGATTGCTTGGTTTGACCAATAGTTAGACCAGACATTTCAGCAGCCTGATCAATCTTTCTTTGTGTATTTGATTCTTCTTTAGCTAATGTGTCTTTAGCTTGTGCTTTTTCAGCAGTGAACATCTTTGTAAGCTGTTCTTTTTCAGCACCTGCCTGAGTAATTCTAAGATCCTTTGTTACTTCTGCTCTACCAAGCAAAGCATTTTGCTCTAACTTTTTACGATTAGTAGTATCAGTTTGAAGACCAAAGCGTTTGTTTATATCAGCTGTTTTACGGGTAATATCTTTAACTTTAGAATCAAAGTTTTCCTTGCCACGTAAAATAGCATCAGTAAGTTGTGCACTTTGCCTACCAGCAGCAGATAATACACTATTAATTGATCTAGCAGCACTAGCTCCTTTACGTCCTTGAGCATTAATCTGCCCTGATTTCACAAGTTGATCAATACGATTAGCTTCTTGTTTAAAAGATTGAGCGGCACGGTTTTGTTCATATTGTAATCTTGTTTGTTCAAGTTCAAAGCCAAGATCATTGATGCCAGAATCACGACTTAAAAGATTATATCGTTGCTCATCAGTAAGCTGAGCAATTTTTTGTTCAGTTTGTAGTTTAGTACCAGAAAATTCATCTTCAATCAAAGCTTTTCTTTGCTCAATAGATAAATTATCACCTTCATTTTTGATGCCAAGTCGTTCAATAAGTTGATTAGTAGCTAGGGTTTGATCACTTAAGTCACCCTCAAGACTACCAGTAGTTTGCTGCAACCTTAGATTTTCAAGTGCAACCTGTTGGTTAGTTTGTAACTGATTGCGGTAGATAGCATTATCAGTATTTAAGTCATCTGTTGCTTTACCTTGATCCAACAGCATCAACTGTTCATCACGACCAGTTCTTGATGCATTAACACGCTCTTGTATCTGAGCATTCTGCAGATCAGCAATAGTCTGAGCTTCACCAGCCTGCTCTCTGATCATCTCCAGACCATAATTAGCCTTGTCATAGGATTGATCCCTTACACGGAGGGCTTCGGTCTCTGCTAATGTCTCTTGCATCAATGCATCATCAATAGCAGTTTGGCTTTGGTCCAACCTAGTCACCAATGAATTATATTGACCTAGTTGATTTAACAGTTGTTCCTGATTTTGAAAACCAAGAGCAGTTTGTTGGTCATTATATTTCTGCTGAGTTTGAGCTAAAGCTAGTGCTTCAAGATCTGCATTGATACTTTTTTGTGTTAGGTTATCTTCAGCAGAAAGTCTATAAGCTTCCTTTTTAGCTTCAAAATCAGCAGTATTTTGTGCTACTTGAAAATTATAATTGTTTAAATCGTTTGTTTCTCTGAATTGAAGTTCATTCTCATTGTTTGCCTTAGCAAGTGCAATAGTAGCGACTTGCTGGTTAAATGCACTTTCACGTTCAGTATTCTGAAACTCTGTATTCATTAAAGCACTTTTATGCTGAGCCTCAATAATTTTGTCTGCATTATCAGCGTCTGAAGCTCCTTGAAATAAATTTAGTCCGAGGCCAATGCCTGCTAAAATAACTCCTGGATCCATAAGTCATCCTCTTTGATAAAATCTAGGTGCATATTGTCCTTCCCATGACATTTTATTTAAAGAAGCAGGGAAGGGTGAATTACTAAAGATTCTAAATCTAAAGAATTCATTTCTTCTGTAAATAGGTACTGTAAATAGCACTTTCTGAAAGATAGGTAAGTCATCAGTAATGTAAGACTCAGAGTAAGTAACAGAGTTTACATCAGTATAATTAAAAGTATTGTCTATATCAGTAATCCGAAAGTCTACTGAACCAGAATCCTGGAAAGAAAATTTGTATCTTGATACGATTAAGGATGCAGTGTAATCAGAGCCAGCTGAGGCTCTCATATAAGTAGTAGGTAAATCATAGATCATTTCATATCTATAACCTAAAATAAAATTAGCCTGATCAGCTGTCCGATCACCAGGTGTTGTAAATGTACCGTTTGACTGAACAGTAAGCGAAAACAACATACCTCTACTATCTGAACTGGAAGTACCAGAAATTGAACTTAGTACTATAATAGGTTCGTACTCAGTGCTATCAATAACTGGATAGGTAGAAGAAGGTGTAATAGTAGTGATGTCAGTTGTTGCGTCATAAGCAACTGAGGTTATATCTTTCGTCCATATATCTAAATAAGGACCAATGCCAGTGAACGTAGCATTAGTTGTATCTTTATTTAAAAGAAGATCAGCATCTGCCGACTCGTTTAAAGGAGCACTTGTTACTACAAGCTTATTATCTGTTGATAAGACCGTAAAAATATTATCAGCATTAAATACACAACTGATGACATTACCTGGCAGCTTCCATTTAAACCATGCATTCATAAGTCTTTGCTGTCCTTCAACATGAGTTTTAAAGAACCACATGTATTCTTGGTTACTATCAGAAAGAACTATAAATTTGTTCTGTGGATTAGCGTATAAGTTATTAACAGTAGATGGTACATATTCAGGAGCTAATCTACTAGCTTCAGTAACCATAGGATCATTCTCCATACCTCTGGTGATCATCATCAAGGTACGAGTGAAATTGGCTGATTTATTTATGTAGTAAAACTCTTCTCCACATTCAACTGGTGGAATTATAGGATCTAGTTCGTAGTTGCTAATTGATTTAATAATCGCAGTCTGTGGTGTTACGACGCCTTGATCTGCAAACAGCATGAACTGTTCATTATTACTAAACAGAACTAACCCCTGAGCGGCTGGAAGGACGCTTGTAAGCAGGATGGACCGAACACTAACAGCGTTCAAATCAACAGGGTCAGAGGCGATTAGAACCTGTGCAGACTTCGCATAGAAGTTAACGGCTTGATTACCTGCATTGATATAGTCAGGTCTAAGAGATGCTGAAAGAATTACATTGGCATTAGATAGAAAACCAATCCTATTGAAATATGAGAAACAATCTTGAATAGTTTGGTTGACAAAGCTAGGATGTGGATTAGTTTCATTATCACCTACTTCTCTGTCAACATAATTAGCTTCTTCAAAAGTAAATTCAGTAGCCGAAATTTTACGAAGTACGTGAGGAGCAGTCCAGTTATTAAACCCATCAGTAATGCCAGGTTTGGCTACTTCTGTCCAGGCATCATTGATATACTGAACGTAGTAATCATCCTTATCAGTATCTTTAGAGTTGACAATCTGGTAAACAGTAGTGGTAGGAATAGATGTAGTTGGTAGATCTGCATAAGTAGATACACGTACTACAGTTGCAGCAGGAGTAGTTGTCGAACTTTCGGTTACAACTTTAGATCTGTTGAGAATAATATTAGATTTTTCTACTGTCAATACCTTATAATTATCTCTATTTGAACCGCTTAGATATGTATTACCAGCAGATCCATCACTATGTGCAGGGAAGTTAACTGTGCATGCAGTGCCATTAAAATCCCAGATCTTTATATCACCATAAGCAGTGATAGTATTAGAACTATCTACAGTAGCCGGTATGATTACACCAAAATATGGCTCTTCATCTTGTCTAATAATTGAAAACCAAAAACCATTTCCACCTTCCGCAGCTGTAATACCAGGTAGAGTAAATAGATATTTGGTTCCAACTCGTTTCTGTAGACCGAAGGTTATATCCGGTACACCATTCTGAATCTCATTCAAAAACCCTGGAGCCATTTCGACTTCAGATTGTTGAGAGACACCTTGGATAAATGTTGGAATAGTTTGTGTTACTGCTGCCATTATCTTGCAAGTGCTTGGTAAGGTTCATAGCTTTGATACCAATTACCTTCATCGTTATAGCCATGATAATAACGACGAATTTGTTGTGTTTCATATTCAAGAGCATAGGCTTTAACCTGTGCTTCTTGTTGTTGCAACATAGATACTTGTACTTGATCACCAGTAGTACGCTGAGCAAACATTGTTGATGCTCTAGCAATAATATATGATTGAACAGTAACTGGAATGTTTACATAGTCATGGAACCAAACGATGTCACAACAAGGTTTGTCAGTCCAAATAAATGTATGACTAATAATGTCATATAGTTTTCTGACAACAGAACCTGTTGGGGAGACAGAATCTCTTGATCGAAGTACTGCTCTCTTATTAGCGTTTTCTGCTTTATCAGGAGAAAGCATACATTGAAGCATTCCTTCAGGTACATCAACAGTACCGTCAGAATTTAATGCCATAGAGTAATGATATTCTTTATTGAAAGTCCATCCTTCAGCCTGCACATCCCTAGACACCTGCATAAGGGTGTCATAAGCAATTGCAACGTCCGGGTTGGATTGTTCAAGGGTTGTGACAGGAGCTTGTCCAATACTTTGGAGCATCTGGTTGACAGCATTAAGCTCACTTTTAGATTTAGATAGAGTCATATGAGATTAGTTCTCAATAAGGAATAAAAAAAAAGGCTCCCGAAGGAGCCCGTTATTATTATCAGGAACGATCCACAGCGGGAGCGTCAGCCTCCTGACCATTGCCATAGGCAAAGCGGAGACTTCTGGTGAAGCTGGATACAGAAGATGCAGCTACAGCAGATCCATAGCCACGCTGTGAGCGTGCTACAGAAGCCCGAATGGCAGCATCGCCACCACTCACGGCATAGTTATCGCCAGCGACTCCATTGTCGCCGGCAGAAGATACAGGGTTTGCCATAATAAATTTCTAATTAAGCAGTACGTCCAGCTTCAATACCAAAGAAAGGATCTTGAGTAGATGAAGCAACGGGATTTGTAGGTTTTACATTGCGGTCCTTATCTTGGCAAGCAACAGAAGGATCGATAACCTTACGTGCTGATGTTCCAGGTGTAGCAGGCATGTTATACCTCAGCTATAAGAAACAGAATCAGCAGCCCACAGCTCAATAGCAGCGGCGGGGTTCAGTGTTCCAGCACCCATGGCAAGACGACCAACAACGATGTCACCTTGATACATGGTGCGAACATCAGATCCAGTGGTCTGGACTTGAGGTCCGATGGCTTCCACAACAGCAGCAGCATCCTTCTGATAAATCAGACCAGCGTGCTTACTGAAGTCACCACCATAGAAGTTGTTCTCACCAGCAACAGCAGAAACGTTGCCACCACTCAGCATGAAGGGCAGGTTGTTAGAACGCTTGATAGAGATACCAGCGATTTCATACAGACCTTCACCACTGTTCAGGTTGCCCTGAGTGTTGCCATAGTCACGATTCAAGATATTGGTATCAACTTGAGATACGAGTGCATAGTACTGACGTGGTGACAGTACAGCGAAACGACCTTCGCGGGGTACATTCTTTTCATCAAGGATTGAAGCAGCTTCATAGAAGCCGTCAACCAGTGCTTGAGCATTGAACTCTTTGTTAGCACCAAGAGCGATGGTAGAACCACCAGGCTCAGGACCAGGTGCAGCAGTCACAGGGTGTGCTTCGCGTGCTGCCAGAGCGACAGTACGGAAGATCTTCTTGTCATAAGCTTCAGCCAGAGCATATCCAATCTTCTTGGAGATCTCAGAACGAAGGGAATAATGAGCAAGAGTTTCATCCAGGTCATAAACGAAAGCTGAGGAAATCAGCAGGTCATCCATGACGATGGTCTTCTCTGCCACCGGGGGATCACCACTACCTAGGATTGGAGTTCCAGGTGTGTGGTATTCCGCCTGCATGCGACCAGTGAAGATGAACTGCATAGACTTACCGTTACGGAGCTGACGGTTCTGGACCGTGCCCTTAGCGATACATGCAGATTCATAAGCCTTGAACATCTCACCACTAAACAGTTTGAGGTACAAGGCATACTTTCCAGTATCTACACCCGGCTGATAACCAGGAGTCGTTGCGTTTGAAGCTGTGGAAAGTGCAAGTTGTGGGCTAGAGTTAATCGAACCCAACGGAGTTGAAGTACTATTTGGAGGAGTACCAGCAGTAGCAGTCATTTTTTTAAAGAGGTATAATTTGCAAGGATCCTCTATCGCGATAGAAGTTATTCAGTTGTAATATTGTTTTCGGTTATCACCCACCGAACCGGTTCGGCAATAGACGTATCCTCGGAAGGGATCTAAAGCCAAAGATTGACGGGAGGACTTGCACCTCCCTGTGAGCTTTTACTCAGCCAATTTCTTTGTAAACCACACCTCGATAACGCAAAGCATCAACGTAATAACGCTGAGCTTTTTTCTTTTGGTTAGCGAGGAAACGAATGAGATTCATAGACATTGTTAGTACCTAGTAATCCATGCCCCGTTCCATGCATGGTAATTATGCGTCTAAGGTGGACTCAAGTACCAACTTATTGAATTCATATTCAAGATATGCTATTGCTTCTTGTTCAGATGGATGACCACCTGCCCATTGATTTCTATACAGACGCAAAGCATCACGTATAATAATAGCAGAATCAGTTGTACATTGTATGTTCCACATAGATGAACGTACTAGATAATTATTCTGGAAGTAGATTGGTTTTAACAAGTGCTACTGCAGCATCGTCAAGAGTGTTATCAGTAGACTTAGCGTAAGCACTAAGGAGATCAATAACAAGTTTCTTTACCGAAGTAGAAGTTAAAAATGCAAATAGAATTGGTTTAATAAGGGTGATCATGATAGAGCCTTGTCTAATTTGTCTTCAATACGGATCATGTGTCCTTCGACTCGATCTAAAGCAACTTGGAAAGTATTTTTACTAACGTAATCTTCAGCAACTCTAAGTTCAAACACATCAATTCTTTGATCCAATTCGTGCACACGGGTGTAAAGTGAACGAATAAGTACACTGAAGCCGGTTGCCATTGCAACACCCACAGGGATCAGTGTTTCTATCACGCGACTCTCTCGGTAGCAGCAGGGCTAACAGCAACACATTGAGTGTTAGCTTCAACCTTATCAGCTGTGTAATCAGGGGAGTCAGAACTACCAACAGTGCTTGTAAACATTGCATCACCGGTAGTATTAACTGCATACGTTACTGCACTAATTGCAGACGTATAGTTGCTAAGTGAAATAGCCATTTTATTCTAGAATTAAAAGGAATTTAAATGGGTGGTATTAACACATCAGCCGATAGCTGGTGCTTTGAGTGCAAAAGGCACTACATTATTAGCAGCCAAATCGAGTGGGAAATTATGTGCATTTCTTTCATGCATAACTTCCATGCCAAGGTCGGCTCGATTAAGAATGTCTGCCCATGTATTGATTACATGACCATCACCTGAAACGATTGACTGGTTGAAATTAAAACCATTTAAGTTAAAAGCCATGGTGCTAACACCAAGGGCAGTGAACCAGATGCCAACAACCGGCCAAGCAGCCAGGAAGAAGTGAAGGCTACGGCTATTGTTGAACGAAGCGTATTGGAAAATGAGACGACCGAAGTAGCCATGAGCTGCAACGATGTTGTACGTCTCTTCTTCTTGTCCAAATTTATATCCATTGTTATGTGATTCAGATTCTGTGGTTTCACGTACGAGTGAAGATGTAACCAAAGAGCCGTGCATAGCACTAAATAGAGAACCACCGAACACTCCAGCAACGCCCAACATATGGAAGGGGTGCATAAGAATGTTGTGCTCTGCCTGAAAAACAAGCATAAAGTTGAACGTACCGGAGATACCGAGCGGCATACCGTCAGAGAAGGATCCCTGACCGAATGGGTAGACAAGAAACACGGCAGAGGCTGCAGCCACAGGTGCGCTGTAAGCAACGCAGATCCAGGGGCGCATCCCTAGTCGATAACTAAGTTCCCATTCTCGTCCCATGTAAGCGAAGATACCGACAAGGAAGTGGAACACAACCAGTTGGTAGGGACCACCGTTGTAGAGCCATTCGTCGAGGCTACCTGCTTCCCAGATTGGGTAGAAGTGTAAGCCGATTGCATTGCTTGATGGTACAACGGCGCCGGAGATAATGTTGTTTCCGTACAGGAGTGATCCTGCGACTGGTTCTCTAATTCCATCGATGTCAACTGGGGGTGCGGCTATAAAGGCAATAATGAAACAAGTGGTTGCTGCGAGTAAACATGGAACCATGAGTACACCGAACCAACCTACATAAAGACGGTTATTTGTGGACGTCACCCACTCGCAGAACGAATCCCATGGGGTATTCTGCTGTTGAAGTGTTGTTGTTGCGACCATAATTAAATTTGAAAATTAAACCAACCCACCCACCACAAAATTAATTTAGAACTTGTAGGTTACACCTACTTTAGAACCGATGCTGAGTTCATTAACATCAAACTCTTTGTCTTCGGTTAGAAAAGATACTTCACCATAAAGGTTCAGATCAGTTGACAGGTCCGTACCAAATCCCAGCTTGCCGGAGTACTCAGTAGAACCTTCAGCATCTTTTGTAGATATAAAGGCAGGACCACCTTGAACATAAATACCACTACCAAATTCATAACCAGCGTGGACTTCAGTTAGACCAGAGCCAAATTGAGAATCCCTGTAAGAGGCGTTGTTCTCGATGTTTGCATAGGGTCCAGCAACTGCCGGAGCAGCAATGGACAGGAGGATACCAGTAGCAATAATAGATTTCATTTAAATGATTAATTAGGGTTTACTTTTTTTTAGTTGTTGATTTTTTAGTTGTTGATTTTTTAACAGGAGGACGTCCTTTCTTTGTTCCGTATGTACCAGGTCCGTAGGGCATAATTAAAAATCGATATTTGAACGTGAAAGTTTCTCCATTACTTCCTGCCTATAAGCAGGATCAGAGTCGTACTTAGCATCCTTCATAGCTCGGACAACTGCAGCCTGACTCTTGAATACATCTTTACTCTCAGGTCTTGGAGAACGACCTGTAAGCAACTTACCTTCAACGCCTTCTGAACTCGCATAACGAGCTTGTAAGGCTTGAACTGCAAAGAAGATAGATGCACGGTCTCCACTCTCGATTACTCGATCAAACATGGAGACCTCTTCTTTGTTGAATGATTTCTGTGCCCACTCAACCATAGTCTTATATGACTTTTCACCACCTACCATTTCCTTGACGCTATTAATATCAGCCTGTGTAATATCACCTTTAGGCTTTTGACTTTGTTTACTACGAGCGTCAAGGTAAGCATCAGCTAGATCAGATTTACTCATGTCTTCCAATTTGTTTTGGATAGACTCAGAGAATCCTTTTTTATCACTCTGTGATTCTTCCCACAAAGCATCAAAAAAATTTACTTCTTGTTCTTGTGGTTCTTCTTTAGTAGCTTCTTCTTTTGCTGGTGCTTCTTCTCGTTCACCATTACTGAACTTAGATTGCAATTCAATATATGCTTTCTCTAAAGCTTCAGCATCTTTATATTTACCAGCTAGCAATTGCTCTTGCTGTTCTGCAATCCGTTCACCTACTGCAAGACTATCTTGTTCATCAGCAGTAAGTTCACCTCCTTCAGGAGCTTCGGATGCATCATACGTCAGTGTAGCCATTAGCACTCCTCACTTTCAAATTACCAAGTCCAACCGAATCCACATAATTGGTAGAACGTCCGAGGGTGGGGTTACCAATCTTTGGTTTCGGTGCATACTTATTTGGATTACCTGCATTACCAAGTGAACGTTCTTCTTGTGTAGGAGGAAGTTCTGCTTGACTTTGTTCAGGTGTTTTACTCTTACGAGTTCTTTTAGTTGGTTTAGTTTCTTCTGTCATTGTTGTGCTTGCATTTGCATTTGTTGCTGCTGATCGAGCTGAGCAAATTGTCCAGCTTGCTTAGCCATCTCCATATCAATGGCTGAGTTCTGAGCAGCTTGTTGTTCTTGTTGCTGATCTTGCATACTCTTAACAAGGTTCAAAGTATCGATACCCATTGCAGCGGCTAGTCGTTTAATTGCTTCATCACTATTAATGAACTTCATCATTGCCTCAGGTCCAAGGGTTCCAGCAACAGTAGTCATGAAGTTAGTTAATGCTTCACGATCCATGCCTCGACCAACACCATTAAGACCAGCAATAATTGTAGGTTTAACAAAGTCTTTTGGTATTTTAGGAATAGACTTTGCTTTAGTAAGCATTGACATCTTACGATTTAAATACGGAACCAAGAACTCAACAGTAAGCAGACTAAATAATCCACCTAGCTGCTGCTCTAGTTCCATCTGTGTCATACGTACTTCTTCAGCAGTAGTACGTTCACTATTTCTTACCTGAAGAACCATGAATGCTTCAGCTAATCGCTTTTCCAGTACTTGCATCTGTTGTGCAGCAGTCTGGAAGTCAGCTCCTTTACCTACTTGAACAACACCAATGTCCTCAGGTCTACCTTGGACAATGGCACCGTTCCTAGCTTGAGCCAGAGTCTGTGGTTTAGTGGTGCTTGAAGGGGATACAACAAAGACAACTTTAGCTGCTGCTGCAGAGCCTTCTACGAGTGCCTGAGAGAGTGCTTCGAGTGACTTGAGATCACCCATAAACTCTTCTAC